GATATGTCGGAGACGACTGCGATGTTGTATTCGCAGAATATGTCTGCGGCAAACATGATTAATCAGCTTGATGGCGTTGCTGAGCAAGCCGCCATGTTTGCGAAGAGCCAGAACGATCAGGCTTCTGCTGCGGCGATGTTCGGGATCGGTGAGGATCTTGCGTATGCGATCCAGGCGTTCGATCAGGCCCGTTTGCAGGGCCAGATCGATGATGCTCAGGCGTTGCAGGGTATTGCTGATGCTGAGCGTCAGGCCCGTATGGGCTTTGATCAGGCGTTGACGACGTTGGATGTGGAGACGAAGCGGGCGGCGCAGGCAGCGGCGGCTGCTGCGGCAGCTCGTGCCCGCAAGGAGGCCAAGGAGCAGGAGATGCTTGCTGCTGGCGTTGTTGCGACGCAAGCGATTCAGAAGGTCAGGGCTGGTCAGCCTTTGACGACTGAAGAGTATATGGCTGCTCAGATGGCGGGCATGAGCGATGACCTGCTTGATGCAAGTGCTAATTACGTTGATGCGGTTGCGGCTGCAGAGTTGCGTCAGGAAGATATTGATCTTGAGGCTGCTCGGGCTGCTCGGGACGAGCTTTACAACGTACAAGCTGACGTTCGGCGTGGGTACGGAACGCTGGATGCGGCAGGCAACTTTATTCCTAACCCTGCGGCTGCAAGTGAAAGCAACAGGGTTGCTGTTCCAACTGCAACGGGTGGAGTTGTTTATCTGAGTCCGAGTGAAGCGATTGCGTTGGAAGAATACGGTGCGACTTACGACACCAATATTCGGCCTGGGACTTACACCCAATTCTTTAGTCTTCCACAGTTTGAAGGGGAGTAACCGTGGCAGTTCCCAACTCTCCTTCTCGGGCTGAGCTGGCAGAAAAGTTTGCCACATTCAAACCGACAGAAATCATTGCTTCGGACCCTGATCAGGTGTTCGAAGTACCGATGCCTGCGTCTAAGAGGCCGTACAAGGACCGCCAAGAGCTGTTTGAGCTTGTTACTGGTGGCGGTAGCGGCGTTTCGTATGTGACGGCACCGCCAAGCGGCTCTAGCGCGTTTGATGAGGCTATGGCGGGGCTGAGTCGTTTGCCTGCGTTGCCTGAGCCTCCGAAGAAGGAGCCTGGGATCTTTGGTGTCCCGATTCTGGGCGACGTGTTGGACCTTCTTGATACGCCTCGTGCTGCGATCGTTTCAGGCATACAGGAGATTGGCGATGTGTTTGGTAGCGGCGATGCGTCGCTATCTGAGTGGTGGGATCAGACTTCTCGCAATATGTCTGCGGGTGAAGTTCTGAACAACTGGGGCGTGGAGCTTCCTGGCCCGTTGGACTTTGCTGTTGGGCTGGGTCTTGATATTGCTTTGGACCCGTTGACGTATCTGGCTGGTGCTGGTTTGGCGTTGCGTGCCATCAAGGGGGCACCAGAAGTTGCGACTGCTTTGAAGGCTGCTTCTCGTGCGGACGATGTGAGTCCTGCGCTTCGGGCGAGTTTGGAAGCTGCTGAAGAGGCGGTGAGCACTCGTGGCGTGTTGGCGGCTGCTGGTCGGCATCCCGATGCGTTCCGTCACATCGGGATCAACCCGACTCTCGGATTCTCGGTTCCTGGCACGGGTGTTTTGGGGCGCAGAATCATTGAGCGTCCGTTGGCATCGTTGTCTGCGAACTTTGCTGAGTTTGTGGCGAGGCGTCGTGTGCAGAACACGCCGCAGTTGCTGGTAGACACTGTTCGTCGGGGTAAGAGCGGGTTCGATATTACGAACCCGAATAACCAGCAGTTGGTGATTGACCGCATGCTGGGTCGGGGTGGAGCGTCGGCGCAACGTCAAGTTGTGGGCGATGTGGCTGCTGCGATTGGCAGAAGCCCTGTAAAGGTGGACTTGCCTGGGGCGTTGGGCACGCGCGGTGCCCAAGCGGTTGGTTTGGCTGCTGGAGCGGTCGGTGGCCGTTGGAATTCGCTGATGCGGCAAGGGTTCGCTCAGAACATTGCTGGCAAGTTCAACACGCAGGCTTCAATCAACAACATGCTGCGTAGCCCGAGTGCGGAGACTCGTGAGCTGGCTCGGAATGTGCGGCATTATGGGCAGCTTGCGAACGTTACGGCTGGGCGTTGGGAAAAGCAGACGCTGGACGAGTTGCAGCAGCTTGTTCAAGCAGCAAACCGTTTGGGTTTGGATGCTGATGATCTTGATGAGTTGATGTTCCGAGTGGCGACGACTCCTGCAGAGTCGTTCGCTAACGCTGGCCTGGGCCGTTACAGGGCTGTGACTGATGGCGGCGAGGAGGGCTTTGCGGAACTGGCAGAGCAGGCCAGGGCGTGGTGGCAGTCGGCTGGCCGTAGAGCTTCTGAATCTACGCAAAGCATTAATTTGAACTGGCACGAGTCGCTTTATGCGGCTCGTATGCGTGACGACCTTCGGGCGGGCAAGCGTTCTTACAATGCTAACGAGGGCCTGAACATTGGTTCTGCTGATTTGTTGAGCGGTACACCCGCTACGGCTCGTCGGCTGCTTGAGCCGAGAATTATTCGGCAAAGAATTCTTGATGCTCGCAGGAATCGCAGCGTTCGGACGCCGTTCAGGAACGAAGCTGATCGTTTGGATCAACAAGCACGTCTTATCGACAGCGGCGATGCGGCAGAGATTGAAGCCGAGTTTCTTCGGCTTCTGGACGCTGAGCTTGCCGAAGGCGTTCGCTATGTCGATGGCGATGCGGTGATGACCAATCAGTATCTGGATGGCGTCATTGAAGACGTTGTGAGCGGCAACAAGTCGGTTCTTGACCAGATGGACGACATTGACGCTGCAAGCGGCCTTGCTGCTGAGACTAAGAAGGGCAAGAGGGTTAGCTTTAGCAGCAGCGCAAAGGATGTTTTGCCTCGCTATGTGGCGTTGATGAAGGCTCAGATCCGTTCGGCAAACGTGACAGATCGCGCAATGGCCGATGGCATCATGGTTTACGGCAGCAAGCTGGATCAGGGGGTTGCTTCTAGGCAGGTGCAGCGGGCTGCTGATGGGCTGGATCGTTCGCAGAGCAGGATCGACACGGCCACTGAAGATCTCAAGAACATGCTGATCGATGAGGACGACGTTGCCCACATCCTTGAAGTGATGTTGCATGAGCGTCGTATCGGGCCTGATGAGCTGGCTGCGTTCTTGAAGACGCCCGAGGGCGAGTTGTACGGCACGATTGCTGAGCTGCAGGCTCATGCGGACGTTATTGAAGAGGTTCTAACGGCTGCAGTTGACGGCAAGTTGTTCTCTGAGCTGTCGGATGACGCTCGTTTGTTGCTGCTGGGCGGTGACGATGTAGAGGACTGGGCTGGCCTGTCGCAGACTAAGCGCGACCAGATTGCTCGCAACAGAGCGAACCGTGACGAGGCGTTGCTGGCTGTTCAGGAAGCGACTGATTACATTTATATGCTGACGCAGGCGTTGGGCGATCTAGAGACTCGCCGCAACGCTTTGGGTGGCATTCTGAAGCAGATGAAGAACCAGCGTCCTGAGATGCCTGCGACTACTTCGCAGCGGTTGGACAAGCTGGCCCGTGATCTTGACGAGTCTCGCCAGATGATTACTGATCTGGTTGAGAACATCAAGAAGGCGTATTCGACAACGGATGCGACGGTGATTGCTGGGTTGGGGTTGAAGCAGTTGGGCGAGCCTGCTGCTGTGGCAGCGGCTCGGGCTGAGTTGCGGGCAACGGCCCGTCAGATGGGTAAGACGGCTGAGGGGCTGCGCGATCTTCGTCAGATGATGTCGTTTATCCCTGAGGACGGCCAGTTTGTTCGGTTTGTGCGTAATGGCCGTACAAGGTCGTGGGAGATTCGGGTTCGTACCCAGCCGTTGAAGAATCGTCCTCGTTCGCCTCGCAAGGATTCGTTGGCGAAGATCCTTGGCGAAGAGCGAGCTGAGGGGTTGCGGAAGATCGCTGCGACTATGGACGACAGCCCTGAGGCGCTGGCGCAGATCAAAGTTCTTGAGAACTACATCAACATTACGATGCTGCAGGAACGACTTGGCGTGTTGGTTCCTGGCAGCGACGTGTTGGCTGCGGTGGACTCTGCCTTGGGCAACGCTGTGGCGATTCGTGAGGTAGTCGCTAACCATGCCCATAACCAGTATTGGGATGCGTTGACGGGCGCTTTGGATGGCGCTATTCGGGCTGGGCGTAGCTCGGCAGCGATGCGTCCGATTCTGGATCGGTTGGCTGCTCGTGCGGCTGAGATCGATGCGGTGATCGATAATGCTGTTACCCGTTTGGACGAGATCGGCAGGAAGGTTCGTGATTCGAACGCTCGTCGGGCAGAGTTCCAGGCAGAACTGACGATTGCTAGCGCTGAGACGCAGCGTTTGGCGCAGAGCGCTTGGTTGCCTGACCAGTTGAAGGCTGCTGATAGCGCTGAGGATGCAGCGAAGCTGATTGCTAAGGCTCAGAACGCCAATGTGGTTGGCGATCTGATGGATCAGTCGTTGGCTGACTTTGTGATGTCTCGGATGCGGTCGTTCAACGCTGAGGTGTTTCCTGATGACATGATGGCTCCGAGGGTTGGTTCGTTGACACGAACCAAGCTTCGGGGGGCTTCGTTTGTTGCGCCGTTGGATGCGAAGCTGACTGATGATCAGATTACGCAGCTTGCTCGTGAGTTTGCGGAGATGTATCAGGCTGTTGCTCGGACGAACGATCCTGCTCAGATGAGCGAGTTCTTCTTGAAGATGCAGAGCTTTAATAACTGGTGGAAGGCTCAGGCTGTCGGTACCCCTGGTTTCATTTTCCGAAACATGATGGGTGCTTTCTGGATGAACAACCAGCTTGCTGGTGTGCCGATGCATATGCACGGTCGTGTTCGGGCGATCCGTAACAAGGCTGCTGCTGAGGCGAAGGCTGCGGGCCGTGAGGGCGATATTGCTTACGGTCTGCGGGTTCTTGTCGATCGGGGCGAAAACCTCAAGATCCGTGGCGGGCCGCACACGGGGTCGTCCACTGTTCCTTTGAGTGAGCTTCGGACGTTCCAAGACTGGTACGGCACGGGCATGGCGTCGGGCACGGGCGGTCGTGGTATCGACATTGTGTCCAGTGCGGATAGTAGCGGGATGGTGATCGAAGGCCGAGGGTTCCGCACAGGCTTGGGCGCAGGTACTTGGAAGCCGACTGCTGACTTCAAGTTCTTCTCTGGCATTCGTGGGGCGAACGCTGACGCAGAGTTCATGGCCCGTGGCGCTTTGGCTCACGATGTCATGATGCGTGGCGGCAGCGTTGAAGACGCTTCTGATCTGATCACAAAGTACCACTTTGATTACTCGGATCTGACGGCTGCTGAGCGAGCAGCCAAGCAGGTGATCCCGTTCTGGACGTGGCAGCGTCGTGTGCTGCCTGTTCTGGTTGAGTCGATTGGGCGTAACCCGAAAGCTTGGAACCGCATTTCGCAGTTCCAAGCCAACATCGAACGTCAAAGTCCCCAAGAGGGCATGGTGCCTGATTATTACGGCGAGAACATGGGTATCAGGATGCCGTTTAAGATTGGCGGGTTCCGTACTTATCTGCTGCCTGACTTGCCGTTTGTTGACTTGGCTGAGTGGGCAAAGGGTTTGGACACTACTGACGAAGACTTTGGTTACGAAAGCGTTCTTCGTAAGCCGTTTGAGGCAGTGATCCCGTCGTACAAGATGCCTGTTGAGATTCTGATGGGTGTTCGGTCGTTTAATCAGGTTCCGTTGACTGATGAGCTGGAGTTTGCTCCGAGCTGGGCGAAGGTGCCGATTATTCGTGAGGCTTTGTTGGCTGCTGACCGAGTTGGTTTGCCTGGGGCCAAGGTTTCTCGTAGCGGCGAGTTGTTGATGAGCGGATCTGATGCTTATCAGCTTGAGCAGTTGATCCCGATTTTTGCTCGCTTGAGCCGATTGGCACCGAACATTGATCCCCGATGGGAGAGCAGCGACACTGCAAAGATGTACACATCGTTCTTTAGCACTTTCGGCGGGTTGGGGTTCAGGGCGAACACTCCTAAAGAGAAGCGCAACGAAATGTTGCGTCGTCAAATACAGTTGAGTGAACAGCAAGAACGTCAACGAATGCTAGGAAGATAAATGTCTAAGACAGTAATTAACCGTTCGGGGTGGAACGCTACCCCGCCTGCCAGACCGTTCACCGTGCGACGCCGTACAGACGGGATTGTGCTGCATCATTCGGGGGTGAAGGCTGCTGAGGCTGGGCCTGCTCAGGTGAAGAGCTTTGAGCAGTACCACATGCGGGTGCGTGGTTGGCGTGGCATTGCGTACAACTGGCTGGTTGACGCTGACGGCGTCATCTACGAGGGCCGTGGCCGTGGCGCTGTGGGCGGCGCCACAAGGGGCTGGAACTCTAAGACGGTATCGATTTGTTACACAGGGTGGGGTTCGGGTGAAGTCCCTCAACGTGCATTGGATTCTATTGCTTGGCTTGTTTCTGATATTCAGGCTCAGTATGGCAATCGGCTCTGGGTGAAGGGTCATCGGGATCTGGCTGCAACGTCGTGTCCTGGCACGACGTTGTATCACTGGCTGCAGAACGGCATGGAGCTGAAGGAAGACAGCAGCCCTGAGGTGGATTGGGTTGCTCTGCGTAAGTATGTGGACGATTTGGGTGCCCAGGTTGCGAAGAAGCCGTTGTCTCGGCGGCGTCGTAGCCGTGGGCAGGCTGTCAGGCTTGTGCAGCGCCATCTGAATGGTTTGGGGTTTGATTGCGGGCCTGTGGACGGCATTTATGGACGTAAGACGGTTGATGGTGTGAAGGCGTATCAGCGTTCTGTTGGGCTGAAGCCTGACGGCGTGGTTGGTAAGCACACTTGGAGCCGCATGTTCCTTTGATGGGACATTTCGTATCTCTAGTAGGAGGTGGCAACATGCCAGCTAAGGGTGGGGCTTACAAGCCCGAGGATCAGTTTCAGGACTCCATGTCGGAGGCCAACAAGTATGCGATGGGGCGTAAGGCTGCTGATAGCGCAGCGATGCTGCGTTCCACGCAGTTGGCGAACGCCCACACGGGCGGTCGCCCGTTCGGAAAGTAGGCGAGATGCGGTACAAAGCGAAGAAGCCAGCCAAGAAGGTTGCCAAGAAGCCGATGAAGAAGGCATACGGCGGCGGTAAGATGAAGCGACGATGAGCGTAGAATCTGGATGGGCAGGTCTGCCCTATAGGGACACGATTGAACGCGCTTTGTACACTGCTGCGGAGGCTTTTCTTGCTGTCTTTGTTGTCACTGATTTGTCGACTCTTGAAGGCGCTTACACGGCAGGTCTGGCGGCTTTGTTGTCAGCGGTCAAGTCGTTCATTGTCGAACGCAAGCAGGCGCTTGGCTGACGTGGACGCCGACTTCGAAGACGTTTGGAATGACTGGCTGGAAGCAGTCGGAGTAGACATTGATTGCGAGATCGAAGAGAACTTCGAACGCTCGCAGTTTATGTTGGACATGGACGACGGGACTCACGCACAATGGCGTGAGTCCCAGCTTGGCGTGCTTCTGATCCTGTCACGGGAAGAAGTAGAAGAACTTGTCCTAGCCCGAGCGTTGGCGAAGCAAGGCGAGCTTCAGGGGTGGATCGCCATGACCTCGTGGGTCATGGGGTTCACTACGTTTCTAGATCAGTGTCTGACTGTTGCGGAAGACGCTGACGGTCTTTGGACAGATGATTGATCACTGCTTGGTGGCGTAGTAGCTCGTTCTTGATCTTCTGAGCTAGAGCGTCACGTCTGCGGGCGAACGTGGTCTTTGGGGTGCCAAGGGCGAGGGCTACGAACCGCATGGATAGCCCTACGTCTACGAGCATGTGGTAGATCCACCGTTCAGTTTCGGTGAGCGTTTCCCACGTTTCGCTGACAGCTTCGAACAGAGCCTGCTGAGTTTCATTGATCTCTTCAGCGTTCTCAACAGGGTCGTAGTGCGGCGCTGCTTGCTGCAGCGCCTGCAACTCTGTCTCGGGTGTAATCTCGGCATGCTCCCACGGAGTAAAGTCCAGCCGAGATGGCTCTACTGGGAACTCCCAGTATTTCCAAGTTCTTCCGTCGTCGTCTCTGGCAGGTTGTAGCGCTGGCAGTTGTGCAGCGTGCAACGCTTTGAAGATCCTTGCGCCTTCTGATGCGTCAAGATCTTCATCCATCAACCCAGTCTAGAAGCTTTGAAGAAATACTCAAGTATTTCTTCCCTTCATGGAAGTTGCCAAGCGAAACATCGTTCTTGTTTATTAACGTCATTAGGTCGTTGTATTTAATCTGGGCGTGAGCTTGGCGAGTGGATGACCACACCCACAACCACACGTCCATGCCTGACGAGTTCCACCAGTTGAGCGCTGCGAGCTTCTCAAGCTTGAGCTTGAGGGGCTTGGACCCCATGCCCATCACCTCAACCAGACGGGCAGGGTCTGACTGGATATAGTCAGGGGCCGCACGAATGTTCAGGCTGATCTGGTAGAACTTCGATACGTCGGGTCGGTTGAACCCGAACCGAATGTAGTTGGTGTTGAGCCGTTCGAAGTGGGACTCGGCCTCGTCGCCCATCGACTGGAATCGTTCCCCATACGATCCAGTGTGGAACGCACTCATTTTTTGCGGCCTGACAGCTTGTGGATCTGTCGGTCGTCTTCGTAGGCGACGCCGTTGAGAGCGTCGCTGACCGATTTGATGTAGTTGTCCACGTCTCCTCGCAATTTCGAATCAGGCTCGTCTGGCATCTCGGTGATGCAGACGGTGATCCGCTTGGGAGTGAACGTTAAGGCCAGGGATACGGGGCCGTCAAACATTGGCCCGTTGTAGTGGTCTTTGACGAGTTGTTCGAACGTGCGGGTCTTGGCTGACGTGTAGGCGTAGCCGCCCTTCATGGAGAACCGTGGCCGCTCTTTGGCTTTGGGGCGGTGCGGTATCACGAACTTGTGCTGCTTGCCTTTGGATGGCATTAGAGGCTCCTTAGCGCTGCTTCAACCATCCGTTCGATCTGGCGGGGACCGTCTTCACGGTCTTTGAACTTGCCAACCCGTTCGTCTAGTTGGGTTACCCAATGAATTGTAGCCTCAATGGAGTAGTCACGTTCAAGAAGCGACACGGCGAAGCGGTACAAGGTACTGCTGCGGTCTTGTTCGAACGGGTTCTCCCAGATGCGTCGGGCACGGCCCGTGAAGTCGTCGGAGTCTTGGTTGCCGCTGTAGGCGAACGCAGGTTTAGCTGGTTCGGTCTGGATGTACAGGGCGTGGAGCCGTTCGAACTGTTCGGTGGGGCAGCGGGTTTCCCAGGCTTGGTCGGTGAACTCTTCCCATGTCAGGTCGCCCATCTGCTGCCGTCCTGGGTTGCGGGTGGCGGCGTAGGGGAGCCGTAGGCAGTTGCCGATCTTGCCTGGGCCGAGCTTTGTTTGTTTGGGGTAGACCTCTTTGATGGGCGTGTTGACGATGCGGCATGCGCCGATCATGCAGTTGCGTGCCATCGCAGCCTGGAGAGGCTGCTGTAGGTAGACCCAGACGTGGAAGCCTTTGGACCGTGATGGTTCTTTCCAGGCTTGGATGGAGAGCCGTGACAGCACGGCTACGACGTTGTCGGCGTGTGGTTCGGAGGCGTCGCCTTCGTCTAGGTCTACGGCGACCCAGTTGACCCAGAACAGACCGTTCTGTTCGATCAGGGGGTACACGCCGAGGGCTTCGTCGCCGTACAAATGCTGTTCTATGAGTGTCGTGTAGCTGTCACCACGAGCTACTACAACCTCGTCGTTTTCCAGCATTGGCCGTACCCCCTCGGCCACGTCGGCAACGAAACCCCCAGCGTGGAGAGCTGCGAACTTGTCTACCCGATCCATCGGTCGTCGTGGGGCACGTCGGACTCGTAGTAGGTCCGCACTAGGCCGCAGTCAGGGTCCATGTAGTAGTCGATCGGGGGTGAGGTGATCTGACAGGGTGGACGTTTGTTCTTGCACAGATCCAAGCTGATCGACACGGAGTGGATTCGTTTCTCAGCGTCGGTGAGCTTGGGGTCGTCTCGTTTGCGGAACACGTTGAGCTGCAGGATGGCGTACTCGTCGGCGTTGAACTTGCCGTCGTCCATGCCTCGGCTGGAGCCTCGGGTGGAGCCTTTGCCTGACTGGTGAACCAGCCCGACGGGCAGGTTCTCTGTCTCGGTCCATTCCTTGAGGTTCTTGAGCACCTTGGACACGCCTTCGTAGCCCGATGCCATCGGAAGTTGCTCAAGGAAGTCGACCATGACGAACTTCGGCTTGTACTGCCAGTAGTCCTCGCATTCCCTCATGGCTTCCGACATTTGCGGGAACTTGAGGGCGCTGGGGAAGATCTTGAGACGGTCTAGGTACCGTTCCTTGGCTTCCATGATCTCAGCCATGTAAAGCGGGTCTTCGGCAGCGAGTGCTTGTTCTACTTCAGCGAGGTTGCGTTGGTACAGCAGTGCGTAGAGCTTGGCGACCACGAGAACTTCGGGTTCGTCGGGCGTGAAGATCACGCCGTGGAACTCGTCGTCTTCTTTCAGGTTCCATGCCAGCGACGAGAGCAGCACAGCCGACTTGCCGCTGTGTGCTCTGCCTGTGACGACGAGAACGTCTGACGGCCACACGCCACGCATGCGTTGATCGATTTCGTCTAGCCCAAGGTAGAAGCAGTCTTCTGAGCCTTTGGCGTACTGCACCCAACGGTCGACGGCGTCGCCTGTCGGGGTGAAGTATTTGTATTCCTTTGTAGCCCCCAGAGGGAGATCGACGCCCCCCAACAGGGCGTCGATCTCCTCAGTGCTGAGGGCGCTTTGGCCCTCACTCATCAGCGGCCCTGGTAAGCGAACTGCTGAAGCTCAGCGCGGCGGGTAGCCCAATCCCACTCTCGGGCCTGATCTTGCGTCTCGCCGTTGAGGACATCCCAGACCTTGAGCGGCACATTGCTGTCGCCTGCGTTGATCCAGATACCCATGTCGCGCTCAACGTGGATGCCTGCCATTCCCATCGCAGCAGCAGTGATGCTGAAGTTCGGGTAGCTGGTGCCCTTCTGGGTGGTGTCGGTGCTGCCATCGGCCTTCTCCTTCACCTTGTAGGCTTCCACGCCGTTATCCCACTTGGCGGGATGGAAGGCGAGGATGTTGAACGCTGCCTGCTTCTTGTCGGCGTCCTTGCCGACAGCAAACTCGGTGCGAGGCATGATGCGACCGCTCATGCGCCCGCCGTTCCCTGCGGGAGTGGGGGGAGCTGCGGGTGCGGTGGTGGAGGACACGGCAGCGGATGAAGCTGTCGGGCCACCACTGGGCGCTGCTGGGGCGGTGGGTTGCGTAGGAACTGCAACGGGCCGAACGCCTGTTTCCAACCTCCGCATGACAAGGCCGTCTTGGGTCAGGTCGTACTCGCAACCTGCCTGCTTGAGCACCTCGCTCTTGACCTGAGCAAACAGATCGTTCGCCACGGCGATCGGATCGGTGAGTTCGTCAAACTCTTGCTCAATGACGAGCGAGTAGTCAGCCGTTTCGTACGGCTGCTCGCTTACCTTCTGCGTGAAAGACACGCTTACTTTGGGCATTTCCCTTTTCCTTTCTGGTGTTTACCAAGGGTCTTGGCCGAGGTGTTGACCTCGGCATCGTCCTGCTTGCCACACTGGGCACCACTTCGGGGAGCAGTGCCAGCCTTCCCATCGCATGGGCCATGTGGGTGCATTGGAGAGCATAGTCGGAACAATCGACCAGCACATCTCAACGAACGCATTCTGCGCTTCTTCGGTTCGTTCAATTTCAATCACTTGCAGCTTGCCTTTTGAGAATACTGCAAGGTTGAACTGAGTCAGGCCATGTGCCCAGGTGTAGGCGTGGGACTGAATATCCCAACGCTTCTTCTCCCAAGCTTCGTAGTGGCGTGACGGGTTCTTCCAGTCCCAGATCACGCCGCTCTGGTCGATCCAGTCGGCGGTGCCGACAAGGTTCAGCTTGACTGGCAGGTCGTAGCCGTCGACTTCCCGCACGCCCATGTTCTTGATGAACATGCGTTCGATCCCGTCGGGGCGGGGGAACAGGATCGGGTTGAGTTCGGTGTGCCAACACTCAACGTTGGCACGCACCGTTTCGACCAGCGGTTCAAGGTCGGTGCGCCACACTTCAACCTCGGCAGCGTGGTCAGCGATGTACCGCTCCGCTGCGTCCAGCATCATGTCTAGTTCTACTTCACGGCCAGAGAGCTTGGCTGCACCAGCTTCTTCGATGGCGTAGTGAACTGCGTTGCCTCGCAGCATGTCGCTGGACTCTTGTTGCTGTACAAGACCTGCCCTCTCCTGTCGGGCCTGTTCTGGACAGCGTAGAAACGTGGAGATCCACGATTGACGCAAATTGAGTTCTATCATCCTGTCTCCTTGGGATGGTGATGGCGGGAGGACGGGAAAGGAGAACAGAAAAAAACCGTCCTCCCACCATCGAACCTGTACTGGGGGGAGGGGGGCTTGGAGGCCCCCCTCCCCCACTGTAACGTTACTGTACCTCGCTTGCAACCTTTTTCAACGGGTGATGCCCTGCGAGCCGTTCATGTGCGGCTTTCTGGGCTTGATCGGAGATGCGTTGCCGTGACACGCCCATCTCTCGGGCTAGCTGGGACGATGAGCCTCGCTCCCCGAAGAAAACCACGTCGTGGACGGTCTGACGCTTCTCGTAGTGCAGCAGCGTCAGCATCTTCTCCAACGACTTGACGCACTGGTCGATTGCCCCGAGGCGCTGCACCTTGGAGGGCAGCTTCATCGGAACTAGCTCCTGCCTGAGCTGTTCGAACTCGGCAATGACCGAGTCCCAATCAGTGTCGTTGATTTCTTTCCAAACCCCGTTCACGGGGTGAAACGGTTCAGCCATCTCGTGTCAGCTCCTCTTTCTTCCGTTCGACGTAACGAATGGCTTCCGTCTCGGTGCGGAACCATTCAACCAATTTGTCGTCCCTGATGACGATCCAGCCAGGGATGAACTTACCCCGCCCAAGGGCGGTCGTGTAGCGCCTGATCTCGTACATGCTTACTCCCTAAAGAATTGAAGTTTCGTAAAGATCGAAGTCACATTGTCGTGCTGCGACAAGTCCTCTTCGATCCGATCAACTGTCCATTGTTCAAAGGCTGCAACCACCTCTCTATGGGCTTTCTCAAGCGACTGAAGATCAATCTGCGAAGCAGCAGGGTGCTCTTGCATAGGGATGAGCCATTCGATCACGTCGAATACCTCATCCAGCAAGCTCAGCAGAACATGACGGTCAACAGGGATTGTGTTGTCGTCACCCATCGTCTTCTCCTTTCCAAATGACGACCAAAAAAATTGCTGCAATCGTCCACATCATGGCGAAGAACAGCAGGAACTCAAGCATCGTCCATTTCCTTGAGTCGTTTGATCCATTCGCCAGGGGTTTCGTTCGGGCGAATGTCTGTGTCTGAGCCTCTCTTGTGCTTGTTGAGATCAACAGCATCTTCTTCTTCGATAAAGAACATTCTTAGGTCGGCCATCACTCTTCCTCGTCGTAGTCGGTAAAGCTGACTTTGAACAGCAACTCTTGCAGCATGCGTTCAGAACAAGACACCTTGAAGTAGGCACCGTGTGGGTCGATCATCGGGTGCTCTGAATTGGTGAGCCTTGCGATCTCGTCTTGTTGTTTGAGTATGTCGGTTGCTTTGCTCATGAACTGCAGCACTTGGTGAAGGCTGATGATGACGTATTCGTGGTCGTGATCTTCTAACACTCTTACTCCTTTACTTAGATTGTCCCGCAACTTGCGGATGACTTAGGATACCTCACGAATGAACCCGTGCACGTCCTTGTTGTTGCCCTTCATGCGGACGAGGACAGCCCCAGGGCCAAGGATGTTGTTGTAGTGGTCCAAGAACCTGAGGTCGTGCTTGTCGCCGTCGATAACGGTGCGGCCCATGAACGTCTTGGGCAGCGGTGCGCCCTTGGGCACGTTAACGGGGAACACGACGTTGCCTCGGTTCCTGATGGTCACCTCGGTGTCACGCTCGGTGCCTGACGACACGACGTAGCGGTTGGCACGGGTCCAGCCTGTCTTGTACGGCCCCTTGAGGTAGTCCTGAAAGATCACGTCGGGGTGCATGTCCAGAATCCACGGGGCTTGCTCCTCAATGTTGATCTGACTGGTGCCGTCTAGCCGCACAACCAGCGTCTTGCCCTTGCGGCGCACACGTCGGTTGTGGAGCCTGATCTCGTGGTCCACGAGGCTCCAGAACATCTCCTGGCTCTTGCAGTACAAGGCGGTGCGGGCGAGCATGGCCCGCTTGGCTGGGGCCAAGCCGAGACGGCCCGAGTCCACGAGACACGCACCTCGGCACCCTGGGGTGGAGTAGGGGCACACGTTGAGCCACTTCCACGGGGCAGGCTTGCCTACGATCTCTAGCCAGTATCGTCGGGCTGACGTGTGGGGCAGCATGTAGCAGACGATCTGCTCGTACTGGTCGGTCACGTCAGCGTTGTGTGACAGCTTGGCGCTGTGGGTCTGTTTGGTGAACAGGTAGGGGTTCATGCCGCCCCCTACTTGTTCTGACAGGTCGATGAGTGTTTGTTTCCCGTAAATCACGGTGTTCTCCTTGGTTTGGGATCAGTTGACGACTTGGGCTGCGATCAGCCCTGACTGCAGACGCATGGCCTGCGCTTCAGCGGTCCAACCCGCCTCGTCTTCGCCATGAATGACGATTAGTTCAGGCCAGCCGTAACTGCCGTCAGCGAACTTGAAGTTGCTGTACAGGTACTGCTCTGCCCGCTTCTTCGTGTCCTCGTAGGTTGAGGTGCGGTTGTTGACCAGAATTTGGATGGTTCTCATTCTTCTTCTCCTAGTTTGTTCCAGCACTCCTCGCACAAGTAGGCGTACGGGTGGCGCTGGCTAATGATGATCTCACGCCCTTGGGGCGAGAGGTAAGGGAATGCGTCTTGGACGTACGCTCCTTTCACATACTCGTACCAGTGATCGCGTGGCACCTGAATGGTGTCGGTGCGGTCCTTGTGGTTACGGCATGTTGCTTCTAGCTCAACTACTGCCATTGGGGTGTCCTGTCAGCCAGTCGTTGATTGCTTCTTTCTGTCCACATTCGGAACAGATCTCTGTCTCGTTGTCGATACGAGAGATGGCCCCTGGGTATGCGCCAGGGGCCAGGTTGTTGGGGATGTAGCCCTTGCAGATGGGGCACACGGGCAGCTCACCCGCCTCGTGAATAGGGCAGGTGTCGCCCTGGTGATTGTTGGGATCGTCTGAAGTGCAGACCTCATCCCACGGGTAGTCGCCGTTCTCCAGATTGGAGAGGGTAAACGGTTTACTCATCTTCGTTGCTCCATTCACGCAGCACACGGACGTACTCCGAGGCTTGCGACCCACGACCCATGTAGTCACGGGCCTGGTCGTACAGGCCCAGCTCACCTACCAGCCACTCCAAGAACGACAGGTTGTAGACACCCTCCAGCTCGGGGATGATGCTCCCGTCGTTGGCGTAGATGGTGCTCTTGTGGTTGGACGTGTCTGACTTGTAGGTCTGCACGAGGTCGTCGGGCAGGTCAAAGTGGTCCGTGTACACGGACGCCTTGTAGATGGTGTGGCCGTCTCCGAAGATCACTTCGTCTTCGATGGCCTTCCTGATTTGTGCTTTGGTAATTTCACTCACTGTCATTCTCCTTGTTGTTGTTGTCGTGAGTCATGTTGGCAAACAGGTTGCCGAGGCTCTGCACCCATTTGTTCATCTCGGCACGCACGATTGGCGGCACACGGTATGCCAGTGCGGCTTCGATCTGCTCGGCAACGATCGGACGAATCCAATCTTTGCCCCACAGCTTGAGGGTCGTCTTCACGAGACGGTCAATCTCTTCGTCGCTGACCGAATCCAGATGCCCACACATGCGGGCTGAATCCCAGTCGATGTAGTCATGCAACGGATTGTTGTCGACCCAGCTTGCAACTGCGCTGTCTACGTCTCCAATCTCATCTTTGATGAGTCGTGAGACGAGTTTTTCTAGCTTGTGTTCGACAGCACCGACAATATCGTCGTCGTCAATTTCAATATTGATGTTGGCATCAATATCCATGATGGTGTCCTCCTTGGACGTTGTTGGTTTGGGGTGGGCAGTTTCACCACATGCCCAGGTGGGGGGGATCGGTTACACGTCAGGCAGAAGCTGCTGCTCGCCAAACTCCTTGGCGACGTAACTCACCATGCGAAGCAGCTCATCCTGCTTGTCGTTAGGCAACGCCGACAGCAGCTTGTCAACTGTGGCTTCGTGCAGCCAGCCTTCGAATGCGTTGTCAGCGTCCATCAGGCGCTCACCAGCTCATCGAAGCGCAGAGCATCCCACGCTTGACTGGTCAGCTCATGCTGCGGATCGAACAGGCCCTTACGCAGCACACGCTCGGCCTTCTTGGCATGACTGCCATTCAGACCGCCATTGATGTGATGCTGCTCGGCACCCTGGATGCCAGAGAACGCAGCCCACTTCGTGTCACCGAAACGGGCACGGTCCTTACGCCACTCCTCCCAGATGGAGTCGATATGGAACTCGTAGTTCTTGACCCTGGTCTTGTGGGCAGGCACCTGCGTGCCCGTCGCTGCGTCGAACTGGGTCGCTGCTGCTTCACGCAGGTTCGCAATCTTGGGCAGCTCCGACACCATGCGGGTGAACTCCAGCTCAGTGAACTCCTGATCGTTGGCGATGCGGGCGATACGCGCCAGCGCCTTCGTCTGGTTCACCGTCTGAGCCAGGATCTCCATCCGCTGAGCGAAGAACACGTCGTGGTTCGACGTGGCCTTCGTCCGCATCACAGCAGACTGAGACGTGAACGCATTGGTGCATCCTGGGTCGAACGCAAACGCATGCATCGACGTAGCGATGGACGAGTCCAGAGACGCCGCCAGACCCACCGTGGGGACCATTGTGCCGCCACCGAAGTCGACTGGCTCTTCTGGCTGGAACAGCATGTAGAGACGCAGACCGTTGTCCAGGGACCGCACCATCGTGCATGTCTCACCGAACATCTTGTCCATCTCTTCGAAGATCGGGCCGTAGCCGTCACGCCGCAGCGTGTACGTCCCTGGGTGATCCACGAGTGCTGTCATCGTGTCGGTGCGGTAGTGCAGCATCCGCATCGGATTGCCCTTCTTCGTCGGCACAAAGAAGCCCTGCTCCTCTGTTTCGACACCCATCGGCACAGATTCGATCTTGAAATCGACCTGCTCCCGTCGGGCAAGCTCCCACACCGACTGTGGTTCGGACATGGCGTTCCGCAGACCCATGTCGTAGTTGGCTAGCCCCCTCTCCTTGAGAGTGGGCATGGGGTTCTGGATGAAATCCAGTTTCATGATTGCCTCCTTATTGGCAATTGGCTCCATTGTTGGAGATCTATTATTGATAATTATCAGTTACGACTTTACGGTCGCATTATAGTTCTGTTTCATTTCTTCCACAACCTTGTCGTGGTCGTCATACTTGCCCACAACCTCGCTGTGGTTGTTCCTCAAGAAGAACACACACGTCTCATCTAGCGTGCCTGCCGTAAACAGGGGTGCGCCGTTGATGGACGACACATCAATGTCCCCCACTAGCGTCGACTCCAACCGAGTGATCCGCTGTGGTCTGATCTCGTTAATCATGCTTCCTCCTTTGCAAGCTCTTCTGGCGAGTACAAGCCCAGCTTGTGCCTCGCCTCCTGCAACGTCAGGTCGTAAATGCCTGACCCCCAATGGCCCGACACCCCATCCCAGTTACGAAACACAATGAACTTGCGTCCCTCGTCTGCGAATGGCGCATCGGGACGGTACACAATGCCATCCCACCACCCAGGCTCCTTCATGATTTGGGTGATGATCTGGAAACCGTTGATATGGCCTCTTCCCATTAAAGGTTCTCTCTTTCTTCAATCACTTGATTACTTTCCAAACATCCGCTGCGTCACGCAACGTGTACAAGCCGCCAAGAACTTTCTCAGCAGTCTCCTTGGCCCACTCGGGGTCGACCGCCACGCCCGTGAACTTGCCTGCGTGCCAGATCCCCACAGCGGTTCTGGAATCCAACACGCGCTTGGAAAACGGGCAGACCATCGAACGCTCCACAGCGAAAGCTATGTCCAACGCTCGGTCCACCGCCTCTTCATCTAACTCATGCATCATCGCTGCACGCGTGATGCGCTCTGTCGTAAACAT